CAAGTGGGTATATCAGCACAAGAAAGAAAGAATAGATGTAGCCACTTATCAAACGGAAACTTTAAAACAAAAGAATGTACCTTATTATCAAGAGCCAATTAAGATGTTAAAATGACAAAAGTAAAACTCTACAACCCTGATAAATGTAACTCGTTTGAAATGCAGTTTGGATTTGAACAACCAAAACATTATAACCACGCAAGAGATTTAAAAAATAAAATTAAAAGATATGAAAACCAAAGACATAGTAAAAGCCCTGTTATTACAGAAACCTCATTTAAGAGATAGTGACCCTAAGCTGATAGCTACCTATTGGTTTAATGAACTAAAGAAAAAGAACATAGACCCTACTGAAATAAATGGGCTTGAATTTATGAAGATGTTTGCTGATAGTAAACTGACAAACATTAAGACTATTGAAAGAATGCGTAGGAAACTACAAGAAGAAAGTCCTGAGCTTAGAGGAAAACTTTATAAGGTAAGAAAAGAAACAATTCAAGACCAATGGAAAAAGGACTTAGGATATGAAATCAATTAGCAAACTTAAAAAAGAATTAGACAAATGGTTCAGTCTTTTCATAAGGCTCAGATACGCAACTGACCACGAAGGTCTTT